TTTTCCTAACTGCTTGATTATAAAATTGTGTTCCTAACATCAGAAGCTACCTGTATAATTACCAAATTCACCAAAGGGATTCTTCTCACCCCAATCAATTAAATCATCAGCACCTTCTTCAAGAGCCTGATTCTGATCCCACTCAGTACTTTGATTATCAATAGTAGAGAATGTCCCTAATGTATATATGGCATTAGATTCAACCCCTCTAATCATGTCACCATCAATGAAGTTACCAGTACGGTTCATAACTTCAAGTACATTAGTAACACCATTCCAATCTGCTACCTCTGCTATAGTAGCACTCATTAGGTCATACATTGTTGCTTGTCCACCACTGGTACTAGTATCTTCCCAAGCATTGATAACATATTTCACATTAGCAGAATCATAATAGAAGTAACCAGGTGTGGTAGTTGCAGTTGTACCATTGTATTGATAAACATAATTGATTCGTTTATCTTCAAACTTCCAATAGAAGTATTTCTTTTGTGTAGTTGTAGCAAACACAGGATCAAAACTACCAAGTGCAGTTACAGTAATAACCTTATTAGAAGAAGTCCATGTTCTTCCTCCACCCTGTTGTGTAAATCCACCTATAACAACATGCTCATCATTAACAAATTGAATTGCTTCTGGTGGAGAATCAATAGTTATGGTTGGTAAATTAGTAGCACTATAGTTAGTACCACCATTTTCAATAGTAAGAGTAACTACACCTCCATCCATTATTGATGTTGTAATAATACCACCTGTACCATTACCAACATTGCCGATAGTAACATTAGGTGCTATATTGTATCCTGTACCAGCAAGAGTTATTGTTGCTGAAGCTATAGCACCAGCACCATCTACAGCAACTGTTCCTGTTGCGGTTTGCCTAGTAGTAAGACCAACATTAAGAGTGGTGATATTACTAAACTCTCTTTCAATATCATCAACTTCATCAATACCAGTATCAAACTTATCAGCACCCTGCTCATAGATCTCAGCAGTCAATGTATAGAAATACTGTTTACCTAATTGGAAGAAAGGATTCTCTCGTTCAACATACTTAACTTCATAAAGATCCTCTGTCATTGGGAAGTAGATTAGATCCCCTTCATTCGGTCTACCATCTACAGCAAGATTTAAGGCAGGGTTAGCAGACTGTTCCCACCTTCTCCTTGATACAACAAAGGTTATCTCATCAGTTATCCTTAAACCAAACTTACTTACAAACTCTGCACCTGCACCAAATCCCTCAACATTCACTAAGAACATTTCTATCATATAGCTCTGACTGAATTCAGACTGTATGACTTCTCCAAGAGACTTATCCTTTAAATGTACTCTAGGAATATAAAAGACATCAGAACCAAACAACTTGATTTGTTCGTCAACCAAGTCCTGTACAAGATTCTGTTCGGTGGCAACACCACCGTGTTGAGGAAAATATACTTTTTTCATCCGATCATGTCAAATGGTGGTAACTCGTATGTAGTTGTTGACATCTCTTCAATCTCAGCAATTTCTTTCTGAGCATCTTCAAAGATTTCTCTACCATTAATGGCAACTCCACCTGGAAGTTGGATACCATTAAACTTAATTAGGTTCTGACCCCACTGTCTTTTAATAAGAGCAGTAGTGTATTTTTTCAAAAAGACATCACTATAAACCTCTGTGAATGTATCTGGATCTAATGCTCTATGACATTCAACAATAACATGAACATCCTCATTGAGCATATCCTTACCCACATCAACATAAAGTCTATTCTGTCTCATATTGAATCTAAACTGAACAAAAGAACCATTGTTCAATACCATATCCATAGTCTCCATCCAAGTCTTAACCATATAATAGTTAAGAAAGTCAAGAGAACCTACAGCATATAGGTCATTCAAAAAGATCTGATACTCTATACCAAAAAGATTATTTCTAACCGCATTACTAGCAACACCAAATACCTTAGATACACCAACCACATCAGCAGGAAGATCAAGATACTTATCCCTTACTTCCCACTCTGTAGTATTAGGAGCAGTACCTAAAGTAGTTGTAGTATTTTGACTATCAAACTTTGTCTCATCAGCAGCAGTAAACTTATGCTTCATGTATGCAAGCTCTACACCATCGTAGTGACGCATACGATAATATTGAAGAGCATCATCAATTGAGTCCTCAATCTGATCGTCATCTACGTTGATCTCTAGGACTGGGAATCCCAATTTTCTAAGACAATAATCTTTTAATTGAGTTCTACTGGCAGGTTCAGCCATACCTCTTCCACCTACTATTTTCCTGTAGGTATTTAGTCAATTATAACATCGTCAGAGTATATTGATCCAAAATTATCTTCAGGACTCCATTTGATTGGATGAGTCCAAGACGCTAATGTATATTTTACACCACTAATTAAAGGTGGAGCTGTATGTGGATGAGTAACTGTAGAAGGCCAAACAAAACACCATCCTTTAGGAACATCTTTATTATTCCATTGCTGTCGTGGAAAATGTAAATCAGCACCTTCATAATCTGTGTTGAGTTTTACATTCATAGTAAATCTACTGGTATCATTATGAAGATGTACTTCTTGACCAATAGTATCATATTTAATAATGAATGGTGAAAACCAACCATCAACAGATGAAGCAATAAACACCTTTTTAATAAGAGGAACAATTAATTTTTTATAATGACCACAAAAATCTTCAAACATCAATTGACTAATACGAGACATATGTAAGGTCTGCCACGGTGATATATCAGTCATACCTTTCTTCCCATAACGAATGTATGGAATAAATCTACTATCAAAATACTTTGATGTAGCAACTAAGTAATCACAAAACTCCTCTGTGTAAAATGGAGTGATTATAATATCATTAATTACTTCAAATTTCTTACCACATTCAGGATGGATACCCATCATATAATCTCTAATCATTATATTAATTAATAAGTTCCTTTATCTATGAAAACATTTGTTGCTATGCAAATACGATCTCCATCACAATAGTGAGGATTTACATAATGATCTAACCATGATGGAAAAATTGCTCCAGACCCAACTTTCGGTACAATCATTCCAGGTGTGAAATCAAAATTTCTATCCCAACGAGCAGCATGTCTGGGATCTAGAAAGTTAAAAACTCCATCTTTACCAGTTAAACCATCAGGTACTTTACAATAATAAGATATTGATAGATCAACTCCAGGATGAGTATGAACTCTTGAGTGAGCTCCTGAACCATATATCATACCCCAAGAAACTATTGTAGAATTTTCACCTACTACATTGTTACAAATACGAGGATAATAATCGCTTATTACACCACTAATCAATTTATGAAATTCCTTTATAAAAGGATTATCACGTGTCATTATATCTTCTTTAGTGTGGTAACCATTTGGACCTGCCATAGATCTCTGAAGATTACCACTACCAATATCTTCATCTCTAATATTATATAAAAATTCACACAGCCCTTTATTCAAAGACTCTGAATCTTTAAATTCAAAAGTCCCGACTGGTGTTGGAAAAGCATTGAAAATATCCATAAACTAGATTATACCACAAAAAAAGAGGGGTTACAACCCCTCCTTTAATTTATGTCTTGGATCCATCTGGATCATCTGGATTAGCTGGCCAAGTTACATTAAACGGATCTGCTGTGTTTGCTGGCAAATCTCTTAATGCTTGTCTATATGTCGTCATAGCAGAAGACATATTAGGAGTGTCAGAGAAAGCATGAAAATCAGTTAGAGATAAAAGATAGTCTCTTCTTCTCCTCAAATCCACATAACCTCTATTCTTTGCATCATCAGTCTCAGCAGTAGTAAGTCCCGATCTATCTTGCAACTTCCACTTAGTTGCCCAAGTTCCAGTTACTACTTCCTCAGCACCATCTTCAACATACTCTTTAAGGTAGTTGTTATTTCCAGGTTCTTTTGATAATATAAAATTAACATATCCTGCACTTACTAATGCGGATGGGTTACTTAAATCTACTCCACTTAAAATTTGTTGTAGATTATCTTGAGCAATCAATCCACCAGACGGATTGCCACTTTCTAGTTTTTTGTATGTTTGTTGTGACATTTTCTTTAATTACTCCGTTAGATTAATGCAGCATTATTAGGGAAATCTCTTCCAGGACCCCAGATTACTCTGACAGCACCGTTACCAGGAGCTCCTGCGGTTCCTTCAGATTGTGAACCACCATGTCCACCACCATATGCACCACCTGAACCACCATGTAGATGTTGTCCGTCAGATCCGTTGCCTCCTCCAGAACCTCCTGTTCCACCTTCAGCAGTACCATTACCAGAAGGTTGTCCTGTTCCACCAGTACCAGAGGATGAT